GCTTCGGACGTACTCGTAACGACGGCGCAGGTGTGCGTAGTTTCAGCAACGTGCTTCATGGCCTGGGCCGCGTTGGTGGCTTCGATGATCCGCAGCTTGCCCGTAGCGGTTTCGGTGATTTTGTAGAGTCTCGATTTCATTGTGTGTTGCTCCTTTGTTGGTGAGAGCGTATTATGCGCCTCTGCAATCCAAAGTCAACAAGGTAGACAAAAATAAATTTACGCTGTATTCTGCATCCACTATGAGCCTAATCGACCGAGTAGCAATCAGCCGGCAAGCCAAGCATCGGCTTCGCCAAATCCTAAAGATGCGTAAGCAGAAGATGACAATGGAGGACATCGGCCTCGCATTGAACATCTCCAAGCAGCGTGTTTCGCACATCCTAAAGAAAGCGAACGGCAAGACATGACCGACGATCTGGACGCACTCAAGCGCAGTGTGGATATGGTCACATTGCTGACCGGCTACGGCGTCGAACTCAAACAGCGCGGCAACGAGTACGACGCACTCTGCATCTGGCATACCGAAACCAAACCATCCATGCAGGTATATGTCGATGCCAAGGACGGACACCAGCGCGCACATTGCAAGAGTTGCGGCGCAGGCGGCACGGTAATCGACGTGGTGATGGAAATGGATTGCTGTGACAAGGCTCAAGCCATTGCCAAGCTGAAGGCCAACGGATTCCAACGCGACGATACCCGTATCAAGGCCGAAGCGCCAATCAAAGCCGCGACATGGCAGCACCAGACAGCACCGGAACCGCTGACCGACTTCAGCATCAAGGATCGCACCTACGTCACGCACTGGACGTACATGGACGCGACCGGCGCACTGCTAGGCTATGTCGTGCGCTACGTCAAACCCGATGGCGACAAGGACTATCGCCCGTGGACGTATGGCAGCTACTCCACCAACGTCAACCCCAAGTGGATGAGCAAGGCATGGACGCACGGACGCCGCCCGATATACGGCCTCGATCTACTGGCCGCGAATCCTGCCGGCAAGGTAGTAATCTCCGAAGGCGAAAAAGCCGCCGACGCCTCGCGCCATTATTGGGCATCGCGCATTGGCATAGCATGGCCGGGAGGTGCGAACTCGATAGCCGGAGTTGATTGGACGCCACTAGCAGGGCGCGACGTATTGCTGATACCGGACGCCGATGTAACCGGAGTCGGTGAGGCGGCAATGTTCAAGGTGGCTAGCTACCTATTACCCATTGGGTGTAAAGTGTCCATCCTCGATACGAGCGACAAGCCTAATAAATGGGATGTTGCCGATGCGCTGGCCGAGGGCATGAGCAAGGAAGCATTGATGGCATGGGCCGCGCCGAGAGTATCAGCGGTGACAAGCCGAGAGCTAGAAAAACAAAAGCTAGTGGAGGAAAAAAAAACTATGCAATCCGCTCAAGTCGCCGCCGCTGAACCATACAGGGGATTCGATGAGGATTCGAGTATCTACGAACTCCCGCCATTGCCCGACGACTTCGACGAGCCGCAGCATATCCCGCTGACGATTGACGTGGTGCCCGAACAGATACCAGATGCGCCGACAGTACAGCCTGCGAAAACAGTAAGGCATACGGCCATCGAGAAATCCGAACTGCTACCGCCCGAATTCTCCGAGCTTTCACTCGCAAAGCATTGGAGTAACAACGAGGGCGCGGACTGGTGCTATACGCTGGCATGGAATCAATGGTGCCAATGGGACGGCGCAAGGTGGAAAGTCGACCGGACGAACTCAGTAACATCCATCATTGCCGACGAGATGTGCCGCGCTACTCACTGGCTTGAAGCCAAAGCACTATCAGCATCGGCCATTCGCTCACTGTGCGCGAAACGAAACATTGCCAACGTGCGCGACCTGGCCGGATCATTCCCGCGCCATGCTCGACTGCCGGAAGAATGGGATAGCAACCCGTGGTTGATGGGAACCCCAGACGGTACGCTTGACCTAAAAACCGGCAAGGTTCGCCCGCCTGACCGTGCCGACTTCATAACTCGGCAAGCTGCCGTATCGCCTCAACCCGGCCCTATGCCACACTGGAACAAGGTACTCGACCGCTGCACCAAGGGCGACCCGGAAATGCGGAAATACTACCAGCGATGGGCAGGCTATATCCTGACCGGATCATGCCAAGAGGAAGGATTCCTGTTTATTCATGGTGCAGGGAATAGCGGGAAATCAAAGTTTATCGACTGCCTTGGCGGTATGCTCGGCAAAGCCGATGAAGGCGGATATTGCGCGACTGCCAAGATTGAAATGCTCATGGAGTCAAAGCATGAGAGGCATACGGAAGAACTGGCCTGCCTTGCCGGGGCGCGAATGGTACGGTGCAGCGAACCCGACGAGGGCGCACGGTGGAATGAAGCCCTATTGAAACTAATTACCGGGCGGGATACGGTATCAGCACGCCGACTATACGAAAAGCAATTCACATTCACGCCGGAATTTAAACTGCTCATAAACGGAAACTTCCGGCCTGCCTTCAAGAATACCGGCGAGGAAATACGCCGCCGGATGCACTTCATAGAATTCCCTGAGAGTATCCCCGAATCGGAGCGTATATACGGCCTGCCCGAATTGCTGCAAGCCGAATGGCCGGCGATCATGGCATGGGCGGTCGAAGGTTGCATGGAATGGCAGCGCACAGGGTTACAGAAACCCGCCAGCGTGAAAGCCGAGACTCAGCAATACCTGGACGCCGAGGATACGCTCGGGCAATGGATAGCCGATTGTTGCGAGCTTGGCAAGGAATTGAAATACGCGACCGGCGATGCCTATAAATCCTATGCCGAGTATGTCGAAAAATCAGGGGAAGGCATTGTGAGTAAAAAGCGATTCAGTCAGCGCATGGAAGCACGCGGATTCAATACCAAAGGGCGCAAGGGGAATGGGAAAGCGATACTAGGGATTGACGCGAAACCGGCTGAACCTGGCGCATGGGCAGACCGTGAATTCTGAGCCGCTATCCTGGAAGCGTACAGGGAAACTATGCCTTCGCGCCGAACCGTATCTGGTAATGAAACTAATCACGCGCTATATCGCGCTATACGGCCCCCAGACGGCCAGAATCACGCTAGGGGAGTATCCATACACTCCCGAGACAATGGAAGCCGCTAGAGAGGCGGCAAAGTCGGCCTGTGAACAGCATAGGCAAAAAGAAGCCGCCAGCGGTTAATTCACGGTGGCGGCAAAGCCGGTATCGCTACCGGCGAGGGGAGCTTCTGATTCTAGGGCCTGAGCACGATCAGGACAAGGGCCAGCAATAGCGCGCCTATTGAATGTAGCATGGTCAAATCCTCCAAATCTTAAACAGCGGAACAAGCGGGCTGGCGCAAGGATTCACCGTAAAGCATATCCGTCCAATGCGCCCCTCGATGCAGGTTATGGTACGGTCGATTGTCATGCTGCGACGGATTGACTATTGGCATAGTCGACCGCGCCTTGTTGATCCTCAAAGCCTGCCGGCAACGGAACCGCAACAGGGCCAGCAAGTTGTGAGTGCCAAGTCGAATCAGGATCATTCGACACATCCCCGCGCATCGGCATTACTACAGCAAGATAATCGCCAGCACTAAGCACGGCACAATTATCTCCGCCATGCTTCAGCGCCATAAAGCAGTTTTTGCTTTCCATGTAATCACGATAACCTTCCAGCGCATCCATCACATAATCCTGATTGATGCAGGCATACTCCCCGGATACGGTTTGCGGAATAACCCGCGAATAGTCCGGGAATTTGCCGTCAATCAGCTTTGCAATGGATTCCGTACCATCGGGAAGGCTAACGGATACCTTGCCGTCAGCAAAGGCCAACACGACCTCTTTGCGCTTGTCGTGCCTGGGTGCTTTGCACTTGATAATGGTTTTGACCAGCGTATCAGGCAACAAATACTGCACAGGCGCGCAATGATCGCCGTCTGAATGCTCAACCCGCACAATGTGCAGGCGATGGCCGTCAGTGGCGATAATGCGAGTTTCTAACCCGTTATGCTCGACACAAATCGAATTCAGATAGTAGCGAATATCGTTATTCGCCATTGCATGAGACACGGCCTTGATGGTGGATTGCTTGATAGTGATTTGCATGATTATTGCCCCTATGTTATGCGCCGATATTGGCGCTTTAGAACCCTGCGTTAAGTGCGTTAAGCCTATTGATTTCAATCTGCGCGTACTTCTTTGCCGTTGCCGCCGTTGCCAGTCGATCACCATAAAGCACCTTCACGTTGCCACTGTAGGTCGACTTGATAGCCGGGAGATAGTCTGAACCGCTCTTGACGAATGTAGCTTTCATGCTATCCCCCTCAGATTAGAATTACGTACCAGCGAGATCAACCTGACAAAGTGTTTCGCCCAATACACCTGGCGCACGGGATCGGTTGCTGCGCGCTCGCAGGCGAATATTGCGCGGGCAAGGGTGTGGAATTTGGCGGATGTCATGTCAATCCCCTTAAAACGCCTGATAAACGATGTTGCCGGAATCAGTCTCGCCTACAACCGATGTATTCTCGTTCAGGTATTCCAGAACAGCGTCTTTCACTTCGTCGGCGTCTTCGATGTCGCAGTCGGACAAGTCGATATCGTAATTCTTGGCGATATCCAACGGATTGTCTTCGTTGAAGTCGCAGCAGATGGCGATAACATCCAATTCCATCTCTTCACCTGTGTCCTCTTCGATGGATTCCAGATAGTCAAAAATCAGGTTACGGCCTTCGTAGCTGAAATTCTCCATGCGGTCATAGGCGCGGAATGCGTCGTGGAAATCGGAGCTGCTAACTGTAGTTTTCATTTTGAATCCCCTGTCTAGTGCCGAACTATCCGCGTCGGCTTTGCGGTAAAACCATACTCCATAGCCTTTGCAGGCTATAGGCTAGGGTTTATGCGCGTGCGTTTTGGGAATCAATATCCTGCTGTAAGTTCGGGTTATGTATCCTTCCGATAATGCGGCATCGCTCCATCGCGTACATGATGCCCTGCCCTGTTTTACGCCCATTCTTGTCGAACTTTTCAATGTCGATCAGGTTTCCTTCACGGTCAAACCATGCCGAAATCTTCCCCTGCCCCTGATGCGTGATGCGATGTATGACGTATCCGCCATTGCTGAACTGTTGAACTTGCATTTCAAAACCCCTTATCAATTGCTGCGTTATTGGATGCCACAATTGCAGTCTAAGATAGCGCGTAAGGATTGTCAATGATTATTTGCAAATAATCGCAGATATTTAGACGCTAATGTTAGCGGAGTATATAAGCAAATGCTTACCTGTAATGGAATCAATGCCTTGCAAATTCCACGATGTACCGATGTACCGATTCGGGGTGTTTTCCCTAAAGTCTGTCCGCAGGTGCGTGCGCGCATTTAAAAACTTTGGGGAAAAAGGGTCCAATCGGTACATCGGTACATGTACTGATTTTCTGTACCGATGTACTGATTTTCCGCAACATGTCGAGCAATGGATCAGATGTACCAATGTACGCATTATCGGCAAACCGTAACGGCTACATGTTGCGCGCCTTGCCTTGCATCATGCAGGCGATTGGTCCGTGCCGAGATCGAAGCAGGCCTACGTGATCCGGTAGCTGCCAGCGTGCCGATGCGATGCCAGCTCGACCTACATGCTGGCTACCATGCGCACCAGTCTCAGCTCGCTCGATCGGACGGAGCACGGTCGCTGTCGCTGGACGGGGTGAAGCGCAGCAGCCTATCGGCCAGGCGCAGATGATAGGGGGGGGGTACTAGAGGCCACGGTGAGTAAGTAAGAGCTATACCCCTGCCCTCGCAAAACGGTTGCCCAATACTTATCCACAGCCTACACTATCGCATGGGCCTGAAAACAAGAGAGGGGTGGAGCCGAATGGACAGGATGATTACCGAGCATGGAGAGGAAGGGGCATTGGCGCTGATAATGACGAGGGTATCGGAGGGTGAGGATCCTAGGGATATAGCGCGTGGGAATGGGATGCCGTGGATGGTGATGCGTCGGTGGTTGGAGGATAAGGCTGAGAGGATGGCTGAGTGGGAGTTGGCGAAGAGGTGCTTTGCTGACGGGTTGGTGTATGAGGGGTTGCAGGTAGTGAGGGATGCGAGTGTGGAGAGTGTGCCGCTGGCTCGGTTGCAGAATGAGAGTTACGTGAAGGCTGCGGCGAAGATGTCGAGGGTTGAGTGGGGGGATCGGGAGGAGAGGGGAATGAGTGCTGGTGGAGGTGGCATTACGATAATCATCGGATCGGTAAAGCCGCCTGCAATGGAGGATCACAGCGGGGTGACGATTGAGCAAAAGGTTAGTGAAAATAGCCAGTTGCAGAGTGTATAATGAACGAAGCCGGAACCGCGCTAACGGTATCCGGCCTCTACCAATCGACCTATCTCGGAGGTGTCATGGATACAGTGATTGTATCAAAGCCGTGCAGGACTTGCGGAGGAACTAATCGCGGCCCTGGCGGGAAATGCAGAGACTGTGAGCGACTTCGGGAAGAAGTGAAGCGCAGGCTTGCAGGGATAAAACCAAAAGAGAAATATGTCGGCCCATGTAAAAAGTGTGGGTCGAATGATTCTCGTCCTGATGGTACGTGTCGCCACTGTGTATCTGAATACAGGAAGGGATACTACAAAGCCAACAAAGAAAAGCTATTGCTTGCGTCTAAGGCATGGGTGGAGAAGAACCGAGAACGGTCGCGTGAAATAAGAGCCAAGTGGCTTTTGAATAATCCAGAAAAACAGAAGCAGGCTTCAAAAAATTGGTATTTGAATAACAAGGACAAGTCTTCAGAGATAAGGAAGAAGTGGAGGGTTGAGAACAACAGCCGCTCACGCACATTTTGTATTAACCGCAGGCGCAAGATGGCTGGAGGAAAGTTGTCAAAGGACATTGTTGAAATCCTGATGGCAAAACAGAAAGGAAAGTGCGCCTGCTGCTTCAAACCTTTGAAGGATGATTTCCATTTGGATCACAGAATGCCGATTGCGCTTGGTGGTGAGAATATTGACGCCAACATGCAATTGCTTCACTCTGTATGCAATCTGAAGAAGAATGCAAAGCACCCGATTGATTACATGCAGGAGTTAGGATTGCTGCTATGAGTACAACGCTAACATTCGATTTGCTTAAATGGCAACGAGAGATTTTCAATGACCAAACGAGATTCCAAGTCGTTTGTGCAGGTCGCAGAGTTGGCAAAACTCGTGGTAGCGCAGTTCGATTGATAGTAAAGGCTTTGGAGTGTAAGCATGAGGATGCTACTATTCTGTACGTTGCTCCGACATATGGAATGGCAAAGACTTTAATGTGGGATTTGCTAGTTAGGCTAGCATTCCCGGTTACAAAGAAGTCCAACGTAAATGATGGAGAGTTGACATTAGTCAATGGAATAAAAATACGCATTAGGGGGTGCGACAATCCTGATGCTTTACGAGGAATGAAAGTTCATTATGTAGTTATAGACGAGGTCAAAGACATCAAACCAATGGTGTGGGAGGACATTATCCGGCCAAGTCTGTCCGACTTGAAGGGTGGTGCGCTGTTTATTGGGACGCCGGATAGTGGGGACTCACTATTCCGCGAGTATTACGACCGTGGGGTTGAAGGCGACGATCCTGAGTGGAAGTCGTGGCACTTGACTACCTACGACAATGAGTTGATTGACCCGCAGGAGATTGAGAACGCCAAGCGGAGCATGAGCACGATGGCGTTCAATCGGGAGTACATGGCATCGTTTGAGTCGATGAGCGAGGACATATTCAAGGAGTCGTGGCTGAAGTACGGAGATACACCACCAAAGCAGTGCGACACATACATTGCTGTCGACCCGGCAGGATTCGAGGAAGTGAAGGACGCGACGAAGAAGAAGCACCTGGACAATACGTCGATTGCGGTGGTGAAGGTTGATGATCTAGGGAAGTGGTGGGTGCAGAAGATTGAGTATGGAAGGTGGGATGTGCGAGAGACTGCGACACGGATATTGATGGCAATACGAAGCCACAAACCGTTGATGGTCGGGATTGAGAAGGGGTCATTGCAGAGGGCGTTGCAGCCTTATCTGATGGATTTGATGCGGAAGAACAACGTCTATGCCCACATTGAGGCGATCCCCATTGGTGGTGGAAGCAAGACGAACCGGATAACCTACAACTTGCAGGGGTTGTTCGAGCATGGGAGAATAACGCTGAACTCGCGGGAGGACTGGACGCAGTTCAAGAAGGAGTATGTGTCGTTTCCAAGTCCCAAGGCCCACGACGATTTGATTGACAGCCTTAGCTTGGTGGCGAATCTAGTGAATACCAGCTACGCCAAGCCGGATGACTCGGAGGAATATGAGGTACTTGACGTAACGTGTGGGTTCTAGTATAAGACGGTTACAACATTAGGGATGTGAGTTAGCCGCTTGCTAAACCTGATGGGCTAGGGCGTAGCTTAACTAAAGCTCCGTGCAAAACGGGAGATGCCAGTGAGAGTCTGGTCGTCCGATTACGAAGTAATCAGTTCAGGGGTAGCGCATGGGTATGTTTGAGGATGTTCTGGCTTGGATGGATAACAAGCGACGGGTCGCGGGACGCAATGTCTCCGACCTGTGGAACGATCCGTACAATGCGTTGCAGAAGACTGCATACAATACGGCGCAGACGGTTCGTGAGTTGCCGGATGATCCGGCGAATTTCCTTGGCGGTGGAGTTGGACACATCGCCTACCACGGCTCCCCGCACAAGTTCGACAAGTTCTCGCTAGACAAGATTGGAACAGGTGAAGGCGCACAGGCTTATGGGCATGGTCTGTATTTGGCTGAGAGTCCAGGGGTTGCCACAGAGTACCAAAAGAACCTTAGTCAGTTTTCGCGCATTGACGGTAAGCCGCTTGTAGGGAATAAAACCATATCCTCGGGCGCGCGGACTTACCTACTTGCGGAAAACGCCGACTTGCCGAAAGCTATACAAAACGCCAAGGACGCAATAGCAAGAAAACCAGACAATGAATTATTGCCGCCAATTTTGAAAGAATTGGAATCGCTAAATCCAGATTCGATTACAAAATCAAGTGCAGGCAACCTCTACAAAACCGACATCCCCGACGAAGCAGTAGCCCGCTTTCTGGATTGGGATAAGCCGCTGAGTCAGCAGTCGGAACAGGCGCGACGTGCGCTGTTCAACGCCGACATAAAGGGTGGTTACGTTACCGGCGCGATGGGCGAGAGGCAGTACATTAATCCAATCCACGCAACCAAGACAGGCAAGCAGATTCTTGATGATCTGAACAGGTTGTATCCGGGGCGGGGCGAGGAAATGCTCAAAGCACAAGGCATCCCCGGTATCCGCTACCTAGACGGCGGCTCACGCTCTGCCGGTCAAGGCTCAAGCAACTTCGTCGCCTTCGATCCCGAAATGATCCGCATCCTTGAACGCAACGGCATTCCAACAGGTAAGGTTCCGTGGAAGCAGGGAGAGTATGATTTAGGTCTACGCGACACCACTTGGGAACCCCCGTTGTTCCCCGATACAACGAGGTAGATATGGATAATGAAATAGGGTATTCCAACACCGGGCAGGTAATTGATCCAGAACCACTGGAGAAAGAGCCTGTATTCCATGAACCAAGCGAAGCAGAAAAAGAGTTACTGGCGTTTATTGTAGCACATACAGATAAATGGCGGGACTACCGCGACGGAAACTTCTCAGAGGATTGGGAGCGTTACGAGCGCACATTCCGTGGGGTTTGGGACAACAGCGACAAGATGCGCCAGTCCGAGCGTTCCAGAGTCATTTCCCCGGCAACACAACAGGCTGTAGAGACGCGCCACGCCGAGGTGATGGAGGCAATCTTCGGCCAGGGCGAGTTCTTCGACATCAAGGATGATCTGGAGGACAAAACCGGCAGCGTCGACGTCGAGCAGATGAAGGCGAAACTGTACGAGGACTTCGCGCAGGACAAAATACGCAAGAGTATCGACCAGATCGTGCTGCTGGGGCAGATTTACGGTACGGGTATCGGTGAAATCACTGTATCTACCGAAAAGCAGTACAAGCCCATGCAGGTTCCTGTCGACAATCAGCAGATGGCCTACGGGGTGGGGGAAAAAGACAGGGTATGCGTCAAACTCATCCCGGTAAGCCCCAAGAACTTCCTGTTTGACCCGAATGGCACTGAAATCAACGACTGCATGGGTGTTGCCATCGAGCGATACCTGTCAATCCACAAGATTGCGAAAGGGATTGCTGACGGCAAGTACCTAAATGTCGATATTGGGACGCTGTACGAGGATGATTCACTCGAAAGCACCACGGAAAAGCGGAATTTCGAGGATGACAAGGTAAAAATCCTCACCTACTACGGCCTAGTCCCGCGTGAATACCTGACGGTAGAAGGCGAAGAAGTCGTTGATTTGGGCGTTTCCAACGCCATCGAGGACTATTCCGACATGGTTGAGGCTATTGTCGTGATTGCAAACGGTTCATTGCTCCTGAAAGCCGAAGAATCGCCCTACATGATGCAGGACAGACCTGTTATCAGCTATCAGGACGATACTGTACCGAACCGCCTGCTTGGTCGGGGGACGGTGGAGAAGGCAAGCAACATGCAGAGCGCGATTGACGGAAGTATGCGCTCGCACATGGACGCACTGGCCCTGACAGTCGCTCCGATGGTGGCGATTGACGCTACCAGACTTCCTAGAGGCGCTAAGTTCGAAGTGAAGCCAGGAAAAGCGTTCCTGACCAACGGTGCACCGAACGAAATCATCTTCCCGTTCCATTTCGGGACGAATGACGGTGCAGCAATGACGACCAGCAAGGAATTCGAGCGCATGTTGCTGATGGCGACGGGTACGATTGACTCGAATGGTACGGTGAGCGCGGTAGCACGGGATGGTCAGTCGATGGACATGGCGACTGCCACCATGATTAAGAAGTACAAGCGTACTCTGGTGAATTTCCAAGAGGACTTCCTGATTCCGTTCATCTACAAGGCGTCTTGGAGGTACATGCAGTTCGCGCCTGAACGGTATCCGAGTGCTGACGTGAAATTCATTCCGACGGCGACACTGGGGATAATTGCGCGTGAATACGAGCAGAAACAGTTGGCATTCCTGATCCAGACGCTCGGCGCGAACAGCCCTCTGACCCCGATACTGATGCAGGGCATCGTGAAGAACTCGTCTCTGAGCAACCGCGAACAGATGCTGGAGCAGATGGCGAAGATGTCGCAGCCGAACCCTGAACAGCAGCAGATGCAACAGCAGGGTGTGCAACTTGAGATGGCGAAGAAACAGGCTGAAGTCCAGAAGTTGCAGGCGGAAGCGCAAAAGACGACTGTTGAAGCGCAACTCGCCCCAGAAGAAATGAAGGCGAAGATGATCGCGGCCCTGAGCAACAATTTGGATGACCAGAACGAAGGTGACGACTTTGAACGTAGGGCGCGTATTGCCGAGATTCTTATAAAAGAAAAAGACATTGAATCAAACGAAAGAATTGCAGAAATGCAGGTTAAAGCTAAGTTGTCCGATAAAAAGAATGACAGCGATTACATTGAGTCTGCGTTAAGGACGATGCAATAGTGATTTTGCTTCCAAGTATGCAGAATGTGCTTGTTCAGGGGTTTCATATACCCCGATATGCTGCTTGGTATTGTTTTTCTGTATTTGTGCTACCCATTTACCTTTGTATGGAGATACACCAAGCAGCCCAGATTGATTCGTTTTTTTGGCTCCTGATAAGTTGTGTTGATTAGCAGACCATGATACATCACGAAGATTTTCAAACCTGTTGTCGTCTTTTACACGGTTTATATGGTCTATCCATTTCTCGGGCCAAGAGCCAGTCATATATAACCAAGCAAGCCTGTGGGCTTGATATGGAGTCCCAAGGATGATTATGGCTATGTATCCTGTGTTTAGAGTAGTTCCTGCTACAGAACCTATTTTGAATGGGCCGCGACGTTGTACTCTAGTGAAAATTCCTGTTTTTGGATCATAATGCAGTAGCGACCTCAGTACTTCTGCTGTTAAATCACTTTTTGTCCTCATTTAAACCTCCTGATGTATTAGTTATAGTTTAACACGAAGATACTTAGTTAGTCAAATAAGAGAAGCCTCACAAGCAGCATAGGAGCAAAGATGTTTCAGCGGTTGGTTGATCTACTGAAGCCTGACGTAAGCACTGAGGCTAAACTTACTGCTGTCACGGTGACAGTTGGGAAGGTGCTGGAACGTCTGATTGCACGGGTCGATACGCACGAAATCAAGACGCTGATTCCCCTGAGGGACGGGGTTGATGGTCGGGACGGAAAAATCGGCCCTCGCGGTCTTCAGGGTGAGAAGGGCGACAAGGGAGATTCTGGGCGTGACGGGAAGGACGGGCGGGACGGAAAGGATGCAGTAGGTAAGAATGGCAAGAATGGCGTTTCGGTTGTTGATGCAGAGATTGCGGCTGATGACCACCTAGTATTGAAGTTGTCTGACGGAAAGATTGTTGATGCGGGTGAGTTGCCTAGCGTTGATAAAGGTAAGATTCAGCAGATACTTAGCACACAAGTAGCACGGGATCAGATCACTGTTTCAGCAGTTGCACCAACTACCCCGCAGGTCAATGACTTGTGGCTTGATATTTCGTAAGGAGCAAATTATGAGCATGGACAACACCACCGAAATCGCTGCTCTTGCGGCATTCCTGCAAGGCACTGACCCCTCCTACCGTTCGGGCGCTACGCAGTATCTTGCGCTCTTCACGGCAGACCCCGGCGAAACCGGCGATCTGACCAACGAGGCGAACTACACGAACTATGCTCGCGCACCGCTGACCAAGGCGACGGCATGGACGGGTGCTGGCAACCCCTTCACCAATGCTGCGCTGATCCAGTTTAATGCCTGCACCGGATCAACGGCTGCGATTACGCACTTCGCTGTTGTCGATACTGGCCCCGCTCGTTCGACTGCCATCAATATGTGTATATCTGGCGCTCTGTCCGGTACGCTGAACGTGTCGAACGGCATCCAGCCGCAGTTCGCAGCCGCTGCGCTGAGTATATCGGCAACATAGCAAGCTAATGTGCTACAAAGATTGCAGAGACTACCTAAAATGTTCAGAAACTACAGGACGCTAGTCAGCGATGTAACCGGCGGGAACTGGTCTTTGTGCCAGTACCGCAAGGCTATATCGGCGACTGCAACTGTGACAGGGCAGTGGTTCGACTACTCCTATGCTCCGGGTATGCCTGTAGCAAACTACTACGCTGCGAGTCCTACAACAGCAGAAACGCTTGATTCGACCAAGGGCTTGTACATCCCGACGCTGCCCGACAAGACTGTGTATCTGAAGTCATGGTGCGCCATGTCGCTTGCGTCATCTGGAACTAGCACCACTAACCAGAACCAGCATTTGATGTTGTGCGACTACCTGCTCTATTACCCGTTTGTCGATGCTGACGCTGCGGGTGACTTGCAGGAGATGACAAACATCAAGACCCTGCCGAGATACACCACCGACAAGGGCTTGCAGATGATGGTAGTTAGTCAGTCTGCTACTACGGGCGGCGGAAACTTCACGGTCACCTATTACAACCAAGACGGTGTAGAAAAGACCACGCCGACCATCTACTGCGCTGTGGCTCAACCTCCCGGTGCATTGGTGTCCTGCATTGGTAACGCTACCTCAACAGCGCCTTTCGTTGAACTGGCATCCGGTGATACGGGCGTGACTAGCGTCAAGTCGGTAACGATGAACGTGAACAACGGTGGATTGTTCTGCATCGTGATTGTCAAGCCTCTGGTCAATACGTGGGTGCGCGAGGAAGTCAGGCGTAGGGATGCGACAACGTTTGCGTCCTACGGTGATGCGGCAATGGTTGAAAGCGGAGTTTTGAACGCTGGCTACCCTGAAATAAAGAACGGGGCGTTTCTCGGAATCATCGGCAGAGGGCAAGGTGGGTCAATTGCTTCATCTATCTTAACAGGCTACATCGAACACATTTGGAGTAATTGACATGGGATTCTCATCACAAGACGATCTGTTGTCCGAAATGACATCGGGCAAGATTCAAACCTGCAACGTGTTTCAGAAAACCCATGACACGGCTCCGACTGCCGGTTACTGGACTGATCTGAGCGTGTTTGCCGGTATTCCGACTGCTGATGCTTATACGGGTACGTCAGTGACGTATTACCCCACAGATAACACCACGGCATCCTCTTGGCCTTTGGGTGGTGATGTCTCGACAGACACCAAGCACTTCCTGAACTTCGGTGCATCCTGCAACGTTACTACTGGCGCACCTTGGGTCATTATGGCCGTAGATCAGGTCGGATATGTGCCGATTGCTGCTGCCAACTACACTGCCGCAACCCATACCGTCACCATGACTGCGTTGAGCAACTCCGCAGGCAAGGGAGACCGTTATGCCTACGGTGAAGGTTTGCGGCTGATGGTTGTCTCACAGACGGCTCCGGCTACGGGTGGCGGCAACATCACGGTGACTTACACGGCTTCCGGTGCGGGTGGTGCTACAGGTCAGGTTACGACTGCATCATCGACGCTTGCTGCTGCCCCTAAAGGTCATGTAATCCATTCCGGCCCTGTTGCGACTCGCGCTGCTCCGTTCCTCAACCTCGCATCTAGTCATACCGGTGTCAAGGATATTGAATCGGTCACGTTCGCTGCTACTGCCTACACGGGCACAGGGCGATTGGCAATCCTTCTGGTCAAGCCGCTGTTCGTGATCCCTATCCCGACTGCCGGTATGCACAGCATGACGGACTTCGTGAACATGATGCCTAGCCTGCCGAAGATTCCTGATGGGGCTTGCGTCAAGTTGATGGCTTACCATACCGCAGCCACTACCGCTAACGCCAACTTCCTTGCGACTTCCGATGTAGTTTGGGGTTGATATGACCAACAAGGAACTCATTGAGTTGGTAGCAGACTTCTCGGCGTGGCAGGGTAATACCTACACGCTCGCTGTCCTGATTGCAGAACGGCAACGCAATGACGATGCTGTTATCGCTGAAATCGCAGGGCAGCAGGAAGTCGCAGACGCTATCAGGGCATCATGCTAATCACAGCCGGTCACTTCTGGTTACACGCTCCGCACCGCTTCAATCCGGGCGGTAACGGGTTGGCGTACTTGCATGGCTATGCTACCAATAGCCTTGGTGATAGCAGGTTCAACAACTCTGTCGCGTTTGGCAAGCTTTCGGCAGTTCCGAATGGAGCAACGAACCAGACTGCGTGGATATTGGCTCGCCGGTCTGGAGGTATGTCATCAGTCAACGAGGCTGTTTTTTCGCTAGACCCAACAGGCTCAATGCTGAGTGGCGTCACAGCTTCAGCACCAGCCACATTCGACATCAGCACCAACACGCCAGATGGTCAGTTGGTATCCACCGTTCAACCAGGCGGCGCACCTGCCACGTTCGGTGTCGACACTAACACGCCGGAACTCACGGCGAGCCTTAGTGGTGTTGGGTCAAGCGACATTGGGTTCTCCTTTACCGACGCGCTGCTTGGAGCGTTGGGTGGCATGACCGTCACAGCCGACTTCGGAATCGACGGAACGCTCACCTCCTACGCTGTCGGACACATGGAAGGCACAACAGCCGATACAGGTGTGACGGTGGATAACATCGTGACCGCGCTTGAGTCGGCTATCCTTCCAGTCAATATCGTTAAGGTGAATGACTACGCTGTTACCGGAGCAGGACAGTCTGGAAACGAATGGGGGCCGGTTTGAGTTCCTCATGGGGAAACTCATGGCTTGAGTCGTGGGGCAATGCTTGGGGAGTGATGACGCCTTCTGTCGGCGCTGCTCTGAAGTACTGGACAGGTGCGGCATGGGAAACAAAGACGCTGAAATACTGGAACGGTGCAACGTGGGTTCCGAAGACGCTTAACTACTGGAATGGTGGAACATGGGCCTGACCCCTGAACTCCAGACCTACTATGAAGCTCGCCTGTCAATGATGGGCGACAAGGCATGGAATGACCTCATGGAAGACGTAGATGCCATGCTACAGGCGACCAACGATCTGTCGTCAGTCCAGGACGAGAAGACGCTGCACTTCCGGCGTGGAGAGATCAGCATCATGCGGTGGTTGCTGTCCCTGAAGGAAACCAGTGAAAAAGCCTACGAGGAGTTGGTGAATGAGACAACTGATTGACTTGAAATGCCCAGATTGCGGGAATGTGGTCGAGCGGTACATCGAGGCCACGCAAATCCCATGTATCTGCGGAAAGACGATGTACAAGATCGTCGGTATGCCCAGAGTGGCTCTGGAGGGCATCACGGGGGCGTTTCCAGGTGCTCACGACAGGTGGGCAACCATCAGGGAAGCAAATGCTCGCCAGAAGGCCGCGAAACGCGCTCAGCATGGTGAGTAAGTAACCACGCTTGACAAGTTAGTAACCGTCGTATATAACGTGTGCAAATCGTAGCTCTAACCTAGGAGTGGATGAAAAATGGCTGAAATCCAAGACATCGAAGGCGATGTTGGCGAACTTGAAACTGTGGCTGCGGAAATCGAGGCCCAGAGCGCGGAAAGTACCGAAGTAAAACCCGAAAGCATTGTCTCTCAGGAATTCCCGGAGCGGTATCGCGGGAAGACTGTAAAGGAGATTATCGAGATTGCGGAGAAGGACAAGTCAAATCTTGGCCGGTACGCAAACGAAGCGGGCGAACTTCGCAGGCTTACTGATGAGCTAATCAAATCGCAACTGAAGCCAAAGGAACAAGAGGAACAGCCGAAAGAGGTTGATTTCTTCGAGAATCCGCAAGAGGCAATTCGCAGGCAGATCGAAACAAACCCGCATGTCCAGCAAGCACAGCAATACGGGCTTCAGGCGATGCGAGCGCAGGCGCAGCAGAAGTTGATGCAGTTGCACCCCGATTTCGGGCAAGTCGTCCAAGACGCAGAGTTTGCGAAATGGGTTGGCGAGTCCAAGGTACGGGTCAAACTGTTCAAGGAAGCTGAAGGCTACGATGTCGATGCAGCAGACGAGTTGTTGAGCACCTTCAAGCAACTGCGAGCAGTTAAAGCGCCACCGCAAGTTACGGTAAGTGATGAGGAGAAATCCTCCCGTACCAAGACATTGCAGGCCGCAGCAGTTGATACCGGAGGTAGCGGGGAATCTTCTCGGAAAATCTATCGCAGGGCTGACCTCATCAGGTTGAAAATGACAAACCCTGCCAAGTACGAGGCCATGTCTGACGAGATTCTTGCAGCTTACGCGGAGAAGCGAGTCAAGTAGGTTAAGTTTCGGTGGGGTCAATTTAACGATTGATCTAGGAGATTCATCATGGCTTATCCTACTGGGGGCGTAACCCTCACCACCGCAGACAAATTTATTCCTGAACTTTGGTCAGACGAAACGCTTGCGGCGTACAAGTCCAAACTTGTTCTCGCCAACCTCGTTACCAAGATTTCCTTCAAGGGCAAGAAGGGCGACACCCTGCACATCCCCGTTCCGGCTCGTGGCTCTGCTACTGCCAAGGCTGATCTGACGGTTGTGACCCTGGTTGCTGACACCGCGACCTCTGTTGATGTCCTCATCAACAAATGGTTCGAGTACAGCAAACTGTACGAAGACATGGCTGAGATGCAAGCCCTGTCGTCCATGCGCCAGTTCTACACGCAGGATGCCGGTTACGCGCTCGCCAAGAAGGTCGACCAAGACCTGCACCTGTTGGGCCACTACCTGCAATCGGGTAACACCACCCCGGCCAACACCAATCTGTATGAGACTGGTGTTATCGGCGGCGACGGCTCGACGGCGTTCTCCGGTGCTACCCCCGGCAACGGTACGGCACTGACTGACGCGGGTATCCGCCGCGCCATGCAGACGCTGGAGGATTCCGATGTTGATTCGTCCGAACTCAACTTCATCATCCCCCCGGTTGAGGCTCGCGTACTGCGCGGCATCCCTCGATTCACCGAGCAGGCGTTTGTCGGTAACGGCGACACCATCAAGACGGGTCGTCTCGGCAACGTCTACGGCATGGAAGTATTCACCTCGTCCAACTGCCCGTGGATTCACGTTCAGGGTACGGACAGCCTGCAAGCGGTGAACTTCTCCAGCAC